TCGCCGCTATGTAAAATACCAGGAAGAGAATGAAAAACGCGAAGAAGATGAATCGAGAAATTATGGCCTCTTTTAGAGGCCCCAGCACATAAAGCCACCACCTTTGGTGGTGGTAGTTTACTACGTGATATCCATCCAGATAGTCGACGCCTGCGTCCTCGAATACTTTCTGTGCTTCCGGCCCGAGGTCCTTATAATCCCCGTCAAGTCCGTACTCGGCCAATTGTGCGAGGTCGGATATCTGCTTCGAGGAAAGGGCCGATCCCGTCTCGCCCTGGAACATCGCCCCGCCGCCTTCCTTGGGCGGCTTGATATCGTTCTGATCGAGGCTCTTGCCCGGTGCCGGCTTCGAGCGTACTATGAGCTTGCGCTTGCCCACCGGGGGAGTCCGCCCGGGGGCGCCTGGGGGGACATCTCCAGGCAGAGTTGCGGGAGTGCCCGCGACGAGACCCGAGGTTCCCTTGGGTTGGCTGGGGGGTCTAGGGCTATATGCTCTAGGGTCGGTCTTCTGTCCATCAGCCGCAAGCGTTCTTCTTCTTACTTCCGGAATATACGCGGTCAGGAGCCACGCGCCGGGCTTCCCGTTCGGGCGTTCGGCCTTGACGGTCGCCTGATACTGGCCGAGGTCGAAGTGGACGCCGGGCGGGTTCGGGTGCTCTCGGTCCCGCGAGATGCGCCCGTACTTGATGATCTGCTCGAGCTTCGCGAGGACCTGGTCCTTCGTCTCGTGCTTCTCGAGTATCTTCGCCAGCCCGTAGCCATCCTCGTAGTCGCGCTCGATCGTCCCAGTCTCGCCGTAGGGAATGTCGATCCATCCGATCTCGGGGCGGTAGAAGGCATGCTCGACCCAGCCGTGGCGCTTCCGAAGGAGATACTCGACGCCTTCCTGCCCGGAGCCCTCCGGCTGGTCGTGGCGCATGCCCCACTCGCCGGAGTACAGGACCTCGCCTTGGTAGAGTTGCTCGTCTTCGGCCGGGTACGCCTTCTCGGTGAAGGTCGCGGGCCCGAGGGGCTCCGGCGCGCCCTCGGCGGGCCTGCCCTCCTGGACCGCCTTCTCGCGCTCGTCGGTTTCGTACTCAGGCTCCGAGCGGAACTCGCGGTCCTGCCTCCACTCGCCGTTCTGCTCGCGCCAGCCCGTTTCACGTGCGACCGTCTCGGCGTCCTCGCCAGCGGCGACGCGCTCCTTCGCGGCGGCCAGGTCCCGGCGCGAGCCCGCGAGACGGCGGCGCTCGTCGAGATTGGCCTCGGGGGCCTCGCCCTGGCCCGCCATCGCGTCCGCCGGGGCGAGGTCGAGCTCGCGCTCACGGACGCCGATCTCGCCTTCGCTAACGGTCTGCCGCTCTTCGGCAAACGGGGAGTCCGAGAAGAGCTTGTCGAAGTACGAGGTCATCTCGGGCGACATCTTCACGCGCGCGCCCTTCAAGCCCTCGTAGATGTCCATGATCCACTGGACGAAGCGGCGGAAGAGCGACTCGAGCTCCGGCTTCGGCGCCTTCCCGAACGCGAGATAGTCCTCCATGGCGTAGGTCAGCGCCTCTTTATACGAACGGGCGGGGCCTGTGGCCTTGCCGTGGTACTCCTCGGTCCAGCCGGTGAACTCGGCGTTCCAGTCCCCACCCTCGATGCCCATGGCGGCCTCGAGTTCTCCGAGGAACTGCCCCATCTGGCCGTTCTGCCCCCGCGTGGCCTGGGCGAAGTCGATGAAAGCATGGGTGAACTCGTGGATCGAGGTCGACTCGTTGGCGGTCGGGGCCATATCCACGAGGCGCTGGAAGGGGGAGTACGCTCCGGCCGGGATATGCCCACCCTGCGCTGCCGCGGCGCTCTTGTCGTAGACCGTTCCGAGGACCTGCGGGTTCATCCATTGGGCGAACTCGTCGGGGTTGACCCCAGCTCTTCGGGACCACATGACGATGGTGTTCGCCGCCGCCTTCCCGACCTCCGGGCGAAGCTCGGGGCGCGCCTCGCGGAAGCGCTCCTCGATGTAGGCGACGGTCCGCGCCTGCGGAGCCGCCGCCGGCGCCTCGTAATACTGGAGGCCCGCCTCCGGGCCGCGCGGGTTCTGGCTGATCAGGTAGTCCCGGAGGGCGGTCTGCGAGGCCGTCTTCGGCTCCATCTCGATCGACCATCCCGGCAGCCGCGCGGCCAGCCCCCGGACGAGGAACGCCTGCACGTTCGGCTCGGCCTTCTCGAAGCCGAGGATCCGCGCGGTCTGCGCCTCCGGGTCGAGCTCGTAGCGGACGAATCCGGAACGCTCTCCGGTGTCCTTATTCCCGGCCTTCAGGATGTACTGCTCGCCCTCGATCTCCTCGCCCCTCTGAATGACGGTCCCGGCGGGCAGCGGCTCGGCGGCGCGCTTGGCGAATGCCGCGGCGTCCACCGCGACGGGCTCCGGGGCGGCCTGCTCCTCGCTCTTGATGGTCTGGACAGCCTGGGCCGTCTTGGCCGCGGTCTGTCCGCCCTTAACGAAAAGCTTCGCGGTGCCGGGGATCCCCTGGAGGCCGATCATGCCGAGGAAGGCATTGCCGAAGGTATCGGCGATCCGCCCCTCGATGTCCTTCCGGAGGGCCGGCGATAGGTTGGTCCCCTCGAGTTCGTTGGTCAGGCGCTTCGCGGTCTCGGTCGCGTACTCCTGTTCGGCCTGCTGGAAGGCTTCCTGGAGGGCCTCGGACCCGACCGAAAGCGCGCCCTCTCCGATGTCGCTCTTCGCGACTTGCATGAACTTCGAGAAAGCGCGGAGCGCTAGGGCGGCGGCCTCGCTTTTGGCCGCGATGGTCGCCTCCTTCTTGACGACGGCCTTCGCCGCGTCGCCGAGGCCGGGGATGGTCTTCAGGAACGCCTCGGCGGGAATAAGCTCAGTTGCGGCCGCGATGGCGCCGTACCGCTGGGCCCATGCCCACGCGATCGCCGGGTTCACGCGATCGCCGGAGACGGGGTCGCGGTACTTCAGGAGGTCGTAGTACATGCTCCCGGCCTCGAGCTCATTCGAGGCGGCCGCCATGCCTGCGCCGCCGCCGATCCGGGCCCCTATCTTGGCGAGCGTCGGGATAGACTCCGCGCCGAACAAAAGCCCGCCGAGGGAGGCGACGCCCGCGCCGGTCGCGGCCCCGAACCCGCCGCCCTTCAGGCTTTCAATCTGCGAGGGGAGGAACTGGACGGCGTCCTTCAGTAGCTTCGTCGGGAGGGATCGCGCGACGACGTCGTCCGCGGGGAGGTCGAGCTCGGTTTGGTAGATCTGGGCCAGGAGGTCGGGATCGTTCCCTCCCTTTTGCCCGAGCTGGTAGGCCAGCTTCGCGAGTCTCGTACCAACCCATGCGGACTTCCAGGTCGTCGCCACGGCATCGGCCCATGAGTCCGGGGAGAGTTGCGGCCCGTAGAAGTCGGAAAGGATCTGGTCCTGGTTGTTGTACGCCTCGGCGAAGTCGACGCCCTGGAGGTCGGCCAGGAGGTAGGCGGTATTGATCCGCCGGCTCGCGGCGGACGGGTCGGCGCCCGCATTGACTGCGGAGCGGAAGAGGTCGGACGCCTCGCCGGGCATCTGAGGGAGAGGTTCGGAGTCGTCGGAGGTATTCAGTATTCCGAGGAGCTGGTCACGCGTCGCCGCGAGTTCAGCGTCGGACGCGGCCTTCTTTGCCGCCTTGGCCTGGCCGCCTTCGCCGACCTGGGGGTAATGGGTCAGGAGGTAGGACCGCTGATACCCGTCGACGACGGACTTCCGTCGCTCCTCTTCGGTGGTGGGCGTGAAGACGGTGTCGCTCACTGGAGGCCCCTCGCCTTACGGAAGGCTTTCTGCCCGGAGGACATATCGCTTGTGTTCTGGAGCACGTCCTCGAGGGTCAGCTTGCCCTCAGATATGAGCTTCTCCGCACGTTCAATGAAGAGTTTCGGGACGCCGGAAGACTGCTGTAGGTCGCGGATATAGCCTTCCTTCATGGACTGGTCGCCGGCGGCCTGCGCGGCCCGAGCGGCCCCCGGCTGGCTCGAGGCTTCCTTTAGGCGCGAGGTCTGCTCGGCGCTCGTCTTGGCACGGGCCGCGGCTTCGGCCTGGGCGTCCTTGGCCTTCTCGGTGGCCGCAACGTCCCATCCTTGCCCGTCGGCGCGCTTTTCTGCCGGGCGGAAGATCCCCTTCTCGAAGTCGGTGCATATTTCATACGTGAGCTTCTGCCCCTTGATGGTTTCGCGGAGGATGGCGGTCGAGAGGTGCTCGCCGCCGGGGACGACGGTATAGACCTCGCCGTTTCCGGTCGCCGGGTCGGTCGCGTCGATCTCGAAAGTCACGCGGCCGGAGCGGTCCTCGGTAAGGTTGGTCTTGTAGTCCTTCCCTGCCTGCCACGACTTGCCGGGCTCCACGCGGGCCTTGATCGTCCGGATGGTGTTCTCCGCGACGGCCGCCCACTCCTGGCCGGCCTCGCGAGCGCGGGGGGCGATGAAGCGGTACGAACCCGGGTTCCCACCTACGGATCCCTTCAGCTCGCCGGCCCATGCCGCCTTAGTGAAGGAGTCCTGGTCCTTGCCCCCGAGGAGGCTCCAGCTCCCAAAGCGGTCGCCGAAGGCGTGGCCGTAGACCGATCCCTTCTTGTTGAGGTCGTAGTACTTATTCCAGTCGTCCGTCCCCCAGTCGGGATGCACCTTCGCGATTTCGTCGATGCCCTCGAGGATGCTGTTCTTGTCGGCCACCGCGATTTTCGGGTCCTTCAATATCTGGTCCCGGATGAAGGACGCGGAATTCGTCGGCCCGTCCAGGAGCTCGTCGAGGTCCGCGAGCTTCGCTCCCGTGCCCTCCATAGCGTACAGAACGCCCATTCCCTCGCGCTTCACCTGCTTGTACAGGTTCTTCGCCTCGGTCGGCGAGGCGAGGGTGCGCGAAGTCCCGTCCGGGAGCCATATCTCCGGGCGGGTGGTGAAGCTCGAGCCCGACGCGTTGACCGCATTCGCGATCATGGTCAGGGTGTTCAGGTAGGCGTACGCCTTCCGCTTGTCGGCCGAGTCGTCGCCGGCCCTCTGACGGAGATACGCGTCAAGCTGGTTGTTCCAGTACATCTTGCCCTGGAAGTTCAGCTTCGATCCGGCGATCATCTCGCGCGTCAGGAAGTCGCCCTCGGTCTTCGCGCCTTCGGCCACTAGCCCGTAGTTCGCGAACGCCTGCTCCATACGGCTGTTCTCGGTCTCTTGGATCGCGGAGTCGTACTGTTCCATCCGAGCGGCCGCGAGCTTCCGCGCCGTTTCTCCGCCGGAGTACGAGGCCCCGCCCGCGGTGTAGGTCGTCGCGTCGCCCGATATCGCCTGGATCGCCGCGGAGAGCCCCTTCTGGTCGTAGGTGGTCTTCGCCCGCTCGAAGATGTCGCGCTCGATCGCGATCTGCGCGGCCGAGTCCATGCGCTCTTGCGCTTCCTCGGCGGTGATCAGGTTGTGGTCGCGCAGGTAGGCGTACTCGTCGTACGCGCCGGTCAGCTTCGCGGCGGCCGGCATAGTCCCGTTATCCAGGAGCGTCGAGACGCGCTTCCCGGTCTTCGCGACGGTCCCCTCCGCCCACTTCTTGAACTGGAGTTCTTCTATCTCCGCGCCCTGCTCGAGTTCGAGCTGCTGGGCGTATTGGGAGAGCTTGTCCCGCGCCACGGCGTTCCCGAGGCCCCCGATCGCCACACCGACCGCGCCGGGCTTCCCCTTCGTGCCCTGCATGAATTCCTGGAACTTGCCGACGTAGCCGTCGTTCTGGCCGGGGGTTCCATAGTCCGGGTCCTGCCAGAGGGACTGTTTGAACTCCTCGAGGCTCGAGACGAGGGCGAGGCGCCCGGTCCGGAACTGCTCCTCGGCCTCGATGGCGAAGACAGCCTGACCGAGGTTCCCGATCGATGCGCCGGCCTGCTGCATGAGTCCGCCGAGATTTCCGGGGGCGAAGCGGGCCATCAGCGGACCCCTCCGTACGTGCGCCGGCGGGTCTCGTAGAGGTCGTATACTCCCGGCGAGTATCCCGTCGGCCCGGCCGCGGCCGCCGGCTTCGTGCTCTTCCACATCTTGTTCGCGTACGCGTTGGAAGCGAAGTTCGCGGCGGTGCCGGCCACGTCGAAGAAGTCCTGCGCGAACCAGTTTGAATCGTAATTGTAGCTCTCACGCTGATCGTCGAGGAACGACTTCTGTTGGGCCGCGGACTGGAGAAGCGAACTCTTCTTCGACTGGTAGAGGTTCATGTAGGCGCTGCCCGGCTGGAAGCTCCGGCGCATCTCGCTGATCTGGGTATTCGCAGTCGAGACGGCCGTCCCGATCCGCTCGCGCTCCTGGTTAACGGCCGTCTGGATGTTCTCATCCAGGACGTCCTGGACGGTGGTTCTTCCGGCGATCCCCGAGGCTGCGGTGGTAGCGGCCATCTCTCCAGCGGCCTGGCCGCCCTCGATTTCCATCCCGATGAGGTTTTCGCGTGCGGCGATCTGCCCGGCGCGAGTCTCGGCCCCGAGCGTCGTCGCCTGCTGCTCAGCCTGCGCCTGATCGCCAATCCTCTGGTTCTCGAGATTCGTCACGCCCTGGGCGGTGGAGAGGTTCAGCTCAGAGAGCTTTTCATCGATCTGTGCCTGCGCGTTCTTGCGCTCGTTCGCGCGGCCGATGATGCCGCCTGCCGCCTGGAGGACTGAAGCTCCGAGCATGAGCCAGAACATTAGGCGCCTCCTGCGTCGACCTGCGCCGTGATGGCGAGGATTGTGGTATCGAAGGGATCGGACTGGATGACCCAGACGGCGCCGTCGGAGTCGTAGGCCGATTTGATCGGGAGCGGGAGGTCGCCCGAGAACGGCGCCGTCGCCCATGACGGAAGCTGTGCCCGATTCGTGTCGGCGGTCTCGTTCCGCGCGGCGTCAAAGGGATACGAGTCGAGCACGCGCGCGATGTACGAGTAGGCGATCTTCTGCTTCTGCGGCTGTATCTGGCCGTTCTTATAGGGGTTCGGAGGCATCGTCCCGATTACCCCGGTGAAGCCGTAGCCGATGAGCACGCTCGAGCCGTTTGGAATCGCGGTGGGGATGGTCGCAACGCCTTCGGAGGATACGGTCAGGTCGTAGACCGCGCCGGAGTAGTAGACCCGGACCGCCTGGCCCGCGAGATGCGTCAGCCCGGTGACCTGCCCCGATGCAACGGTCCCGACAACGGACGCGTCCAGGTGCTCGCCTGCTGTCTCGAGGGGGAGCAAATATTCGATGCAGCGGACGCCGTTGCGCAGGACCGCGAGGTAGAGGGTATCTACGCCGTCGACCGGGAGCACGGCGATCGACTCGATGGTCCCCTCGGTCTCGACGGAGAACCACGCCGTGATTCCAATCGCCTTTGCGAGCACGCATCCGATGAGCGTCCCGTCGCTCTGCAAGAACCACGCGATCGGGACGGGGCTCGTCTGGTAGTCCATCTTGATGATCGAGGCGGTGAATATCCCGTCAGCGGTGTATGAGAGGGGAGGAGAGGTGTACCCATCCTGCTCCTGCGCGTACAGGTACTCACGGACCGCCTTGTGGGCGGCGTCCACGAACAGCACCGAGTCGCCGATGACGATCGGCTGAAGATCGGCCGAACCGTATCCGGTGTGCCGTGGGCACGACGGATTGAGGGCCGTCGTACCCGGAGGCACGACGCGCTCTCCGGTGACCGTCCCCAGGATGAGCACCTTCGATGAGGCGAACCACTGAATTTCGTCGCACTGGTCCGAGGCGATCGCGTAGCTGTACGCGTTCTCCGCGGTGACGTACTTGCGCGTGATGGTCTCGGTCTCGGTCTCGGCGACGGACGGATCATGCCAGCCTGAAACAATCGCCGCGCCGAGCTTTGTCTCTGTGGAAGACACGGAGAGTTCGGAGGGATCCTCGTCCGCCAGGATACTATAGGTCCGGAAGGTTATTGATCCCGCTTCGGTGTCGATTGTGTCGATGTACACGACGATCGAGCCGAAGCTTAACGAGATAGCTTCATCCGTCGTCGTGGCGTTGTTATCGATCGTGATCGACGACGAGCCAATCGCGGTGATGTGCGAGACTGGAATATTATCCCCGGCGACATATTCACCAACGCGAAGTTGGGTGAGCACGTCTGAAGGCAGACCGTTTATGACATTTGACCCAGCCGTTGTTGCGCCTACTATATGCTCTGTGAGCCCGACCGGGAACCCAAAGAAATAAATAGCGGTGTAGTAGGTGTCGCTATAGGACGTCGAGAGCGCCATCTCCGCGCGCCAGTAGAACTGATCGCTCTTGAGCCGATCGCCGACCTTCAACTTTTTTATGACGCTCGAGTCGATGTTTGTGATCTCGCGCGAGCCGAGTGTAGTATCCCCGGTGAAGGCGCGCATTGTGTTACGCTCAACATCTTCGGTATCCGTGACCTCGTCGTATTCCGTGAAGTCGACGAGGTAGGCGGCGTAATAGGTCCAGACCACCGTCCCGTCCGTGACGGTCCCGGAGGCGGGCCATGTCGGTTCGGTCGTCCCGGCGATGCCTGCGGTTGTACACTGATAGACGGCGAGTTTCGCCCCATCGACCGCCGTCACGAGGTCGCCGACGACGTACTCTTTGTCCGCCTCGTCGGTCGTCTCTTCCCATGGCTCGTAATAGAAGATCCCCGGCCGCGATGCCCATTCCTTCTGTGGCTCGTTCGCGGTGTTCGCGTAGTGTAGTCGTCCGTCGTGGATGCCGACGCGAGCGGGGTAGTTCCCCGAACTCTGGAACGGGATTTTCCCGGCGTTCCCGACGAAGGCGACGCTCTCGAAGGTGAACGTATCTGCCGCGGTGTACGTGAGGACTTTCGGAGCCCAGGAGCGCGTCCCGAGCGTGATGAAGAGCCGCTTCGGCGATTGGACGACCTGAATCGACGCGAGGTCCGCGAATGATAGAGCAGGCGAGAGCGCAATCGACGTGATGTACGTGTTCGCTCGCCAGAAACGAATAGCGGAGGTCGTGAACTCGACGAGGTAGACGATCGATGGGGATATGATCCAGGAGAACAGGTTCGGAGCGGCGAGTGGTGCGCCGATATATCGCGTCCCTGGCCTGAGCGTCGCGCCAGCCGGGATGAGCGGGACGAAATTCTCGATCTTCTGGACGCCCTTCGCGTGAATGGCAAGGTCGTAGCGCCCTCGGAGTTTCCGGGAGAGTTGCCCAGCCGAGAAGTCCGTGAAGAAGACGTCCTGCATCACTCGTCTCCGTACCAGCCGGTTGCCTTCTGAGGCCCTTGCTTGTGTTCCCGCCGTGAGGCGCCGGATGCCTGCGAGGCTGCCCCCGCGGCGAGTTGCATGAGCGTGATCGCTTTGTCCTTATCCCCCGAGAGCGGGATCATGATCCGCGCGGCGAGCGCGTAGATCATGGCGCTATGGAGGTGCGCGTCCCAATACTGGATATCGTTCGAGTCTGGGACGTAGAGGAATATCGGGAACTCGGTGTCCGTGTAGAGTACCCCGGCCTCGTAGAGGAACGACGCCGCCGGTTTCCCGGTGGTCTCGTCGTAGACCTCGATCTGCCGGATGGTGTCGTTCGGGATCACGAAGACAAAGTCGAACTCGGTGTAGTTCTCGCCTGGCGAGCGGAGGTAGGTATACAGGTAGGTCCACGTGATCGTTCCGTCTGCGACGGTTCCGGAGGCAGGCCAGGTCGGAGCCGTTGCCCCGGAGGTGCCGCCCGTGGTGGCCTCATAGACATATCCGCCGGCATAGATGCGTTCGCCTTCAGCGTACTCGGTCGAGGCTGTCCACGCGACCGAGGCAAGGGCCGCTCGCTTCGCGATGCAGGTCCACGGCGCCATTCGTAGCACGTCCCGACGCGAGAGGTCGTAGAACTTCTGAATAATCTCTTCGACCTTGCCGTCAGGTGCGGTGAAGGTCGTCTCCGACAGAGCCGTATAGTCGTCGCACTCGCGCAAGGCGAGCTCGGCGATATCGAACGCGTCGACGGGCGGAAGTCCGGGCGTGTAGGGGACGCGCGTAATGGTCTGGAAGCTGCCGAGGATAGCGCCCGCGGACCCGGCAGGATAGGCGGCAGGGAGGGCTATCGCCCAAGGGTCTCCCGCGGTAGCCGCATCTGCGAGCGCGGCTCCGGCGGTCCCGGCCGTCGCATGCCCTGCAAGTGTCTCGTCGAGTACGGCGTCGGCGATTTCCCCGACAGAAGGCGGGTCGATTGCGGCGACCGCGGAAGCTACCGCGGGGAGATCGGTGTCGTGCATGTTCGCGATGATCAAGAGGATAGACGCAATCGTCGAGTTGTCTGGCGCGGTATAGCCCGAGGCCGCGAGCCTCGAAGAGATCGCCGCGTCGAGGTAGGTGTTCAGGAGGTCTAAGTATCCGGCTCGCGTCGCGGAGAGCCGCGTCAGTACAGTATCGAGGAGTAGATCGAGCCGACCCCCGTCGATCCAGTCCGTGAGCGCGCCCATGCGTGCGGCGGTCAGTTCGACAAGGTTATCGATATACGATGCTCGTGTGGCCGTAAGCCGTGCGGCATTTGTTCCGAGTGCATCAAGATCGAGCCCGCCGGCGTCGCTGATCGCGAGGCCCCCGGCTGCATCGGCTGCGGCGTTTGGAAGCGCGGTCAGCCCGAGGCGGACGGCGTCCTCCGGGTCATAATTGACGAGCTGCACTTCTTGGCCGATGACGATCATATCGGTGACCGCGCCGCCGATCATGACGTGGTTCGCGCCTGTGGCCCATGCGGCGTCCGGGAGATCGAGCCGGTAATAGCCGTCTCCGATGTGGATGATTCCACCGTCGGTATGCGCAGTGTCGAGCGCGGCGAGAGAGGCTTCCGTGATCGATGTTTTGGTCGCTCCCTCGCGTCGATACCACAAATCAATCCCGCTCGTGTTATAGACGACGCCAGTCTCAGGACTGCCGTCGGTCGCGTCGATTATGCGTATGGTGACGGACCGATCCGTCGCGCCCTTTTTTATCTGACGCATAACTGGCCTCCTCCGAACTGATCCATGGATTGCATGATTTTCGCGACAGCCGATGCGCCGCTGGGCTCGTCGGGGTCGCTTGGCCTGGTCGCATCGTCGATCCACAACTCGTCAAAATTAAACGTGTATGTGCTGGACGTTGCCCCCGTTGGGACTCCGACGGCGATGCGCGTGATGGAAGTGCGAGCAGACCAGTCGAGTGCGAAGTTCGACTTGATCAATGTTCCGTCGACATAAAGGTCATACCCGGAGACCGTTGCCGAATTGCAAACGATGTGCATCGTGACCCAATGGCGACCAGCGGCAGTGGTCGTCGATGCCGTCGATGCTCCCGCGAATCCCCAACAATTAGGATGTCCTGCCCCGGAGGTGCTTTTAAAGAGCGTCAAGTTTGCGTAGGTATAGTTTGCAAAATATACCTGGGCCACGACCACGCTTGAGTATTGGGCTAGAGCAGCTATCGATGGGATGCGTATTTCGAAACCAATGTATATATCAGTTTTGGAAATCGTGAAGTAGGCGAAATTAATTGCGTTGGTATCTAGTTGTAGATCATATGATCCATGCAGAGGGCTCGATGAGTTTCTGGCGACGGTTCCGCTTGTACCGGAGTATTCGCTGAGGCCAGTCTCGTTGTTTGCATACGCGATTTGAGACATCTACGCGTCCTCGCGAGCCGAGAGATACGGCGTCGCGGTTTTGTTTTTTGTTAGTACGGCGGTTTTAGCCATAACGTCTATAAGAGGAGCCGGAGTTGCCCCCGGCCCCTCAATCCACTACTCAGCAGCGGGCGCCTTCACGCCCTTGCCCTTGCCCTTGCCCTTGCCCTTGCCCTTGTCCTTCGTGGCAGCGGGCTCGTCGTCCTCCTCGACCGCTTCGGACTCGGACTTCTTGCCCTTATCCTTCGCGGACTTTGCCGCAGCCTTCTCCGCGACGAACAGAGCCTGGTGCTTCTTCTTCCACGCCTGGCACTCTTTGTCGTCATCCGGGAAGATGAAGAACTTCGCCGTCCGCGGTTTCTCGATGTCCACGACGTAGGGCTTGCCGGGCTCGTAGATCTCGCAGGTCTCGTTCGAATAGCTCGCCCGCATGCAGACGAGCTTCTTCAGGGTCGACACGTGCTACCTCCTTCCTAGTACGCCGCGAGCGGGGGCTCGTCGGTGAGATACGCGTCGATCGCGCCGGTCGTGAAGTCCGTGGACTCCGCGGATGTGACGGCGAGACCGAGGTACCGCTGTTCGATTTTCTCCGGGAGCCTGTAGACCCAGACCCGCGCGTTGAGCGTGAGCGACGCCGTTAGGATGGCGCCGGATGCCGCGATCTCCGAGAAGGACCCGCCGGTTCCGGCCGCGTCGGTCCACGGCGCCGACGAACCGACGAGCTTGAAGTTCACGCTCGTGCCCGTCGCCGCGGCCTCGGACATCTTCGCGACAAGGAAGAGAGGCTTCCCGACCTGCGTCTTCGTCTTCGTCAGATCGATGATCTGCGGGCCGTAGTACGTGCCAGCGCTGCCCCAGACGCTGTGATCCCAGCCTTCGGCGAGGACCAGTTCGTTATCGATGATCATGTTCGAGTCCTCCCTTAGCTGATGGTGATCTCGTCGCTCGAGGCGACGAGCGCGTCGCACTCCCTGAGAGGAATGCCCATGTGGTTGATGACCGGGTTGCCGGTGGGGTCCTTGAGCGTGAGCGACGCCGCGGCCCGGTAGGCGGTCTGCTTCTGGAGGTACGGCGCGATGGCGGGCGGGACATACCACGCGGGCCGGCCCATTGAACGGAAGTTCCGCGGGAGCCGGTAGTACGCCTTATCCATGGCGTCGAGGAGCGCGCTCGTCGTGGTTTCTGCCGCGATCATGGAGAGGTCGACGTTGCAGACGCGGACGCAGTAGCGCCAGTCCTTAACGCACAGGCCCATCTTCCACTGGAAGTGGGTCTGATACGTTCGGAGCTTGCCGCCCGCGTCGTCGAGTGAGGTCTGAAGGCCGAGCTCCTCCATTGTGAATCCGGCCCGCGATCCCTTCGGATAGAGGCCATGGATGGTGTTCTGGCCCCACACGACGAGGAACATGTCGTAGATGTCAGAGCCCGAGGACGAACTCTCATCCGCGTACGGGACGATGTTCGTCCCGATATTCCCGTCGGAGGAGGAGTATGCGGCGTACCTCGGCGCGAGGCCGGTGAAGCGGTCGATGTAGACGTTCTCGTTCCCGTAGAACAGAGTCGTCGCCATCGTCTGGTTCATGGCCTCGAGGAACGCCTGCGACTCGGAGAGCCGGAACTCGGCAGTGTTGCCGTTGAGTTCGGCGAGGTCCTTATCGACCTCGGCCCACGCCTCGAGCATTCCGATCTTGTCGCGGACCTGCGCGGTCGTGGACTTCGAGGGCTGGACGCCGTAGTTGAGTCGGCGCCACGTGGCACTAGGCAGTCCCGTCCTGATGGTCGAGATATGCCCCATGACTTCGTTCGCTTCGAGGAACATCATGTCCTCGAGAATGGGATTCGATTTCGTCTGCATCTCGATGATGCGGGCGATCTTGTCGTTCGGGTCGAGGCGGGACTTGAAATCCGCCAGAGTGACCGCGAGACCCGTCGTTTCCTGAGCCATAACGGCTCCTAGGTACGACGACTACTTCGAGGAGTTCCCGAAAAGAACCTGCGCGTCAGAAAGGCGTCCTGTCGGTGCCCCCCCGCGCTGCACGGCTGTGTCTTCTTTCACGAGTGAACCGAGTTTGGCGAAGTGCATGACGATGTCGTAATCGTTGCCGAGACCCGACTTCTCAAGCTTTGCCCGAAGCTCGGGAGATGCGTATTTTGCGAGTCCCTGGTTGAAGGTGGTCAGGAAGCCATCATAGTTCTGGCCCTGCTCTTTTTTGAGCTGGGACAAGGTGGCCGCCTTGATCTCATCCTTTCGCGCAGTGAACGCAGCAATCTCTTTGACCATCCGCTCGCCCATCTGCTTATAGAAGGCTGCGGCGACTGCCTGCGGGACGTGGTTATCGTGGAAGAATTTTCGGAGTTCGTTCTCCTGGATGTCGTCGTAAGGTAGTCCTGTGATCCGGTCGAGCTTGTACTCGTCCGGGGTCGGAGGTATGTCGTGTCTCTTGCGATACGCGGCTATTTCCTCCGGGGAGGACTTGTCGGTCGGGGTTGCATCGGCGGTTCCCATTTTCGCTTCGAGCTCGATCGAGGCGCGCGCGGCATCGTCGAAGGTTTTGAACTTCGACGCCCATGCTATGAACTTTGGATCGGCTTTCAGTTCCTTGGTGGCCGCGGCCGCAAACCCTGCGAGCTGTTGCTCGGTCCCGGCGCCTGCCGTTTCCTTGCCGCCCGCGGTCTGTCCGCCCTGGGCTCCGGCCTGCGACGCAGGTTCGGAACCGCTTCCGGGTTGCGCTTGGGCGAGTTCGGTCACAAGGGTTCTTCCGGCGTCCCCTGCTCCCTCACCGCTGGCCTGACCGGGATTGCCCTCGCCGTCCGCGAACCACTGAAGGTCCACGAGGCTCGGATCGCCGATCCGTCCGTCCGTTTTCATCGTGCTATCTCCTTGACTTCGTCGTTCAGAATCGCCGTTATCGTGGCGAGCGTGTCGTTCGTGACGCCGAGCCGCTCTTGCAAGAGATGGCTCGCATAGTTCTTCAGGGCTCCGGCCTCCGGAGTCGTGGTCTTCGTGTTCCATCCGAGGTCCTGCAAGATGGCCGAGAGCACGATCGCGCCTTCCTTGGTGCCGAAGACCCGACGGAACATGGCCTGGAGTTCGGCCATCTGCTCGCGCTCGGTCAGGTGCTTCCAGGGCAGAAGGCGCGCGGAGAGCCTGGGGATCATCGGGCGCCTCCCGCGGCGGCCGCCATCTCCTCGAGCGGACTTCCGGCCTGCGGCTTCTGCCCGAGGCCCTGGGCGTTCTTGATGACTGCCTGTTGGTTTTGGAACTGCATCGCCTGCTGCTGCTGTGCGGCGAGCGCTTCGGCGCGCTGGCGACGCCGCTCCTCCACGTCGGGCATTTCGCGGATAACCTTCTGCGGGGCGCCCACGGACTCGAGCCCCTCGCGCACGTACTCGTCCGAGTCCACGTTATCCAGGGCCTCCGGGCCGAATATCTGGACGGCGCCGGCCATGAGCGCGGCGGTCGCGGTGATCGCGTCGGACTGGAAATATCGCGCCTGCATCTGCGCAAGCCGGCCACGGAAGCTGATGTCGAGGCCCACGTTCGCCGTATAGGCGTCTTTGATGATTTGGGGAGGCGTGGGCAGTAGCCCATCGCGTAGGAGAATGTTGACGGTGTTCTTAATTACCCGGTGGAGGCACTCGACGTGATGGCGCCCGGTCAGATATCCGAGCACGGCGGCCTTCTCGCCCATGCGCTCGATAACCTCGGTCGCGGTCATCTTCCCCGCGTCGATCGCGGCCATCGCGGCGTAGAAGGGAATATGGAAATGCTCGTCAATGATCTGGTCGACACGCTCCTCGCGGTCGGTGGTGATCGGGTAGTTCGCTCCGAGTTCGACGGGCTTGAATACTTGGTCTTCTTTGGAGACATAGACTCGTCCATGCGGGATGACTTCGTCGCGACCCTCAAGGTCCTGATCCGCGAGGAAGGTCGGGTCGGCGATGAGTTGCGCGAGCATGATCGTCGACTTTGTGATCTGGTTCGCGCCCTTGATGTCGCCGAGCGAGTTCATCGCCTCGGAGCGACCGTACTCCTCGCCGGAGTTCTTCGCGCGCCGCCCGATAGCGTAGGGGAAGTCCCAGTACGCCGCGACATCGAGGATGCTTGAAGAGTCTTTGTCCCACCATATCGAGACGAACGGCATATCCGGATCGAAGTCCCGCTTCGCATACGAGCGGAACTTCTCATCCATGGGCATGACCGAATGCTTGAGAATAACGTCTTGGTAAGGGTGCCTCTCGTTGGCTCGCTTTATTCGCTCCGGGACTCGATCTTCGCCGAAGCGCTCAACGGCATTCCGTGCCGACATGAAGGCATCTTCGAAGACGGTGTCGACCGTGCCGTCCATGCCCTCGGCAATCGTGATTGAGCGCGGATGCCGGCATTGGTAGACCATCTCGCCGGGCCGCTTGCCGCGTTCGATATACAGGCACGCGGTCCCGATTCCGTGAAGGTCGGGCGAATACTCCGCAAGCGCAGAGTATAGGCCGCATCGCTGGAAGATGGGGTAAACGATGTTCTCGACATCCTCGAGCCAGTCAGCGACGCCTGGGTAGCGTATGAGCGAGGCATCGGTGAAGATGAGTTTGAACCACTGCGAGTATTCGTTCGCAGTGTACGCCTGGAACATCGCCTGCGCCTTCTCAAGAGCGAGGACTCCGCGCGAGTTGTAGAGAGTCTTCAGCTCCTTCGAGCGCATCGAGTCGTCGGGGGCGTAAAACTGTCGGAAGGGCTGCGCGAAATCGGCGATGGTCTTCCACAAGGGGATCCAGGGCTCGCGACGCTGTGTAAGCGCGGAGTCCTGGGAGATGAGCTCGCGGACGTTGTCGTCGAACCCTTCCATCCGCACCCTCAGAAAGTGGGCGGGCTGGCGTTGGAGTGGTGGGCTCCAACGCTTCACCGCCCTGCATGGATTACTGGCCGCCGCCAGCTTGCAAGGAGGACCTTCTTCTCCCTACTCCTAGAAATAAAACCTGCCTAGAGGGGGCGTTTTTTCGCGTTGTGCGTAGTGTGGGCGGTCGTAGTGGTAGTGCTGGCGGCGGCTGGCGGTTCTATGCGGGGAGAAAACGCGCGAGAAAAATCGTAAAAATCGTACTAAAGGGGGCGATTGAGGTAGTCGTAGGGCTGATGAGTGATGCTTCGCTTGATCCCGTGGGGATCGCTCGCGTCGCCGCGGGGGAAGGTCGCGCCGAGCTTCTCGTCCATAATGCGGGCCAGGCAGTCCATCATGTCGTCATGCGGCGCGAACGGGAAGAAGAGATATTCATCGTTGACGAATACTTTGGACAAATCCTCGCTCACGCCTTCGTAGTTCACGCGGACGCAGCGCTCGGGCAAGTAGACGCGGCCCTGCTCGAAGTAGGGGACGAGCTGCTTGATCCGGTCGTTCTTCGGCATGGGCCCGCCGGTCTCGATGATGGGGAAGCGGTAATTGTCCCGGGTCATGCGATCCTGATAGTGCTGGATGTCGGCGTCCTTACCGTACCGCTCGATCCCTGTCGCCTTCGGCCGGTAGGTCTGGTGGAGCTTGAATAGCACGTTCGTCCGCTCGGTCAGGGACAGGCGGTCCCGGATCATGTCGACGATGTAGTAGTTCTGATCTGCTCCGAGGCCGACGACCATAAAGCACGAATAATCGTTCTCGACCTTCTTCTCGTTCGCCGGGTCCAGGAGCAGGTAGAGGTTCAGGGCGTTGTAGCGGTCCGCGGGCCAGTACCGCAGCCATTCCTGCTTAAAGCCCTGCTTGCTGTCCATCTCCGGCTTATTGAAAAGCTGGCAGGCCGCGACGTACGGGCCGAAGTCCACGACCTTCTTGGCGAGCTCCGCGCGGGTCAGAAGCCAGGGCTCGCCCTCGAGCGTCCCGTCCTTCGTGGCGGCGTACAGGCGGGGCTCGAAGGTCCCGCGCTTGCCCATCTCGGCGTAGGTGTCATTGTAGTGGTATCGCGTCCCGCACGCGGCGCGCGTCCCGCCCTTCGCCCCGAGGTTCAGGGACAGGGCGAACGACTCGGTGACCTTGCGGATCATGTCCGGCGTGGTCACGGACTCCTTGGTCACCACGTCGTCGTACATGAGGTGCCAGAAGTGGGCGCCGGTCGGCTGGCCGTCTACAAGGCCCCATGCCTCGACGGTGGCTTCCTTCGGGTTGCCCTTGCGGCGGACTACAATGCCGTCGTCCTCGGACCACTTCGGGCTTTCTTTCTTGGGATCGGCGTACAGGATCTCCGGGTATAGGTCACGGAGCTTGGCGTTGGTCTCGAACTCGGTCTTTATCTGCCGGAGAGCCTTCTTCGCGGCCGGGCGGTTGAAGCTGAATATGCCGATCGTGGTCTCCGGGTCGCGGAGAATTCTCTGGATATCGAGTGCGAAAGTGATAATTGTTGACTTGTAGTGCTCGCGCGGCCAAAGGTCCAGAAAGCCGTCGGGCGCGGCCTCGACCTCGCGGCATCTGTCGAAGGCCCAGTCGTTATCGGCGTCCTGCCGGTTTAGCAGGTTTACGAGCAGGAAGAACAGGTTTTCCCGCCCGAGCTTTCTTAATAGGGGCTTTACCTGCCCTTGCTTTTGGGCTTGGCCGATCAGCATCGAGTACATGCGCTTCGTCTGTTCTCTGTTCATCCTTCAGCTCCCGCACAAGTTCCTCGAGTTCCTGGCCTAGCCGCTCGATCGGCACGTCGCCTTCGTCGGGGGGTGTAAAGCCGTGGTCGTTGTCGACCAGTAGCTTGATGAGGAAGCGCTTCATGGAGCCGTCCCCAGAGAACGCGTCCTCGTAGGCCGACTCGAGGAGCGCCTTCTTGCGGCTGATGATCTGCGCCTGCCCCTTCTGGTCGGTATAGGCGCCCATGACCTCGCCGAGTTCGAGGGCCAGCTCCCGCGTTGCGCAGCCGGACGGAGGTCTCCCTTTGTAGTTCCGGCGAGGGTCGAAGCCGTGCGCGAACTGCCCTTTCCTCGGCATACGTCCAGTATCCTACCAGTTTTTCTGTCAATCGGGCGCCAGGATTTCGTAGTGCTCGTCGAAGAAGGGCCCCGAGACAACGCGCGTCCCAGACTCGCTGGTCACGAGGTAGTCGCCGGGGAAGATGTCGCCGCGGTAGGGATTATCGACGCGGCCATAGACCCAGCGGCATGACCGCTCCTGGCCGACCTGGCCAGAGAGTAGCCGCACGTCGTAGCGGTTCTCGAAGACCCTGCGCTCGGCGGGGCTCAGGATCGCGGCTTCCTCTGGCGGCGGGGCATCGAAGAGCACGGCGGTGAAGATGTCGCGAAGACGAGCTTTCATACGCCCCCCACGATCTTCTCGGCGGAGTCGGCGATGATGATCTTCGCCAGCGTGCCTATCACCTGGCCGTATGCTTCCATCTCTCGCACCTTCCGGGTCTCTTTGTCTAGACTCTTGGCGATCATCGGGGAGAGCCCCCCGGATGTCCCGTTGACGAGATTCTGCCCATGTACGAGCGCGGCAGAATAGACGACCCGCGGCGGGGTATAGTCGTTCTCCTTCTGTGTATCCTTCGAGATGATGACGGTGTAGACGATACTTCCAGGCGGAAGCATGAGGGGTACCTTATTGTTCATCGTGGGGCTCCTCCCTGCTCGCGCTCGCGGGCCTGCTAATAGTCACCGATGCTTTATTCTTAGACTCCCGGCCGCCGAAGATATCCGTGAAGGCCCGGATTGCTATGTGTCCCCCGGGTTCGATCCTGAGACGGCAGAGAACCGATAGAAGAAGATTGATCTCGGCTTTCGCGCATTTCTCCCAGCGCTTCGACGGCCGCTTCATGTATGTCTTTCCGTCGTCGTGCACCTCAACGAGGCCCCAGCCTTCCGGCAATTCCACCTCGGGGATGACATCTTCGGGCGCGATATAGTAGCGCTGATCGCCCATTCCAAAGTTCTCGCAATCAGGAAAGCGGAAAACCTTCTTCTTATCCGCGCGGAAATCTGAAAGCGAAGTCTTACATTCGACGAGGATGCTTTTCAGTTGCGAGGACGAGAAGCCTATCGCGTCGGGAATCTCACCATAGCCGCCCCATGTTGACAGCTCAGTAATGACGACCGAGCAACCCGAATGCCCCTCGGGCGCGCCACTTCGCCAGGGTCGCTGTAGCCATCGCTTCGCGATCTCGACTAGCGCGTCATGCGTCATCCCTCCCCCTCCCCCGCGCTCGCGGACGAGGCCAGGGCGCGACGTACATCAGCCGCACGCATAAGCACGCGCAGGCCGGGCGCTGTTCCCGATGGTTGTCCCACAAGTCCCCAAGTTGATACGCGCGGGCCGTCCATCGTGGGCCACGCCACCACGTCGCCATATTCGGGCTTCGTCTCTCTGCCCATTGGCTCGGAGCCCTGGATGGCGGCGGCGAGCAAGGAGGCGACGCGCCTTTTCTCATCTTCTGGCGGTCGGGACGAAGGAAGCATGTATTTCCCCTCCCATATTCCGCAGGACAGCCCGTCGAATAGAACTTCCGCCAGTTCCCGTGCTCTATCAGTTAGGGTGCTCACGATGATTTCCTCGCGGCCTTGCGCGCCTTACGTGCTGATGTGAACTTGCGACCGAGTATTGAGTGGTTATCATGCGCGCTCACTCGCATTTCTTTTTTCTGCCTCGGCGTCATTTCTTTTTCGTTGATCTCGACGATGGGCTGATCTTCGAGCGCCTTCCTAAGCGCGGCATCATCGGGGAACCGCATAATTTCACCAGTCTCAATATTCATTCCGCTCCCTCCTTGTCGTCCTCGCGCTACGCCCAATCGCTATCTGCATCGATGGCTTTCCCGTCCTCGCGGGGGCTTGAGGCTAGGGCGGCGCGCATGCGCTCCAGTACCTTCCGCTCTTGTTCGGTGTCGGGACAATAAGTGCAGTCTTTATGTTGTGGATTCAGTATCCGGCATATCGCACAGAGCATCGATAATGATTCATCGAGCGTCTCGACTAATTCCCTGAGCGCCGCGTCCTCCGGGCGGGAGGGGCGGGCTCTTCTGTTCCACGCTTCTTCTAGCCCTACCTTTTCGCCGAAAACCAATTTCGAGCAAGCAAGGCATTCGGGACACGCGATATATGATCCGCCGTAATTCGGATCGGCCTCGTCCTCGATATTTACCCGCTCCGCCTTCCCGCCGCAGAAAGGGTACGGCAATAATTCGCCATCGCCTAGCGCCTTCGCATCCTGCCCCGGCTCGGCCTGCATCTGGGGTGTAGGGGCTATTTTCATCCCAGCCTCGTATGCCTCACGCAGTATCGGCTCGAGCGTCTCCGGACAAGGGCCGAGCTCACACGATGAGTCGGCGTCGAGCATGAGACGCTCGATCTTCGGGCGCCATTCGGTCTGCATGAGCCGCGAGAACTCGAGGTCAGCATTGACGTCGGCGATGCTCATAGCGCCGCTCCTGGCTGACCGATCCACTCCAGCGGCGGTTCCTCGAAGACCACCGCCGCTGGGCCGCTCTTCCCGGTCCACTCGAACCACTTCCCGTCCGCGCCGACCGCCTCGAAGATGATCCGCTCGCCGTGGTAGACCCAGTACCCGACGATCGGCGTGTTCTCCGGGGGCGGGTATTCATAGGTACGAGTCCAGGCGGCTCCCGGCGCGTTGACGGTCAGATTCATATCCGGCCGCGGGCTGATGATGGCGCCAAGGCTTAAGCCGGCGAACAGGGCCCCCGCTACGGCGGCAACGATCTGCTGTTTCTTCGTCATGCGTCATCCTCCTCCTATTCGCTTCCCGGACTAGGGCCGGGCGTTCTCCATGGTCAGTTGCCCGTCCCGCTTCTCCCGGTTCTCGCGCCGGGACTGCGCATGCTGGCGCGCGTCGTGGACGAGGTGGCACTTCTGGCACAAGGCCATGAGGTTGTCGTCGGAATTGTTCGTCACGTCATGGTCCAGGTGCGCGATCGTGAGAATGATGAAGACCGAGCCCTCCTCGTCGGAGAGGGCGAAGTCCCAGCCGTCGGCGGTCCTGACGATGCGGTCGTGATTGGGGACGCCGCACCGCTCGCACATATCCCCGGCCCGCGCGAGAATGCGCGGGCGTATCTCCGTGAACCAGTTCGCCGGGTACCGACTGTAGTCGCAGGGCATCAGGGACGCTCCGGCGGCAGATGGACGCGAGGATCGTCGCGCCGTAGCACGGGGATGCCTTCTAGTACTGGATTCTTCTGGTTTAATATCCGCGTAATCTGCTTTATAGATGGGGCAAGTTGCCGCGCCATGGTTGCAAAGTTACGCTCTTTGAGGTCGTGGAGCGCGAGGAGCATAGGCGAGGGACCGTATTCCGCCGGCCGCACGCCCCCGAGCCATCGGCCCTCGCGCTCGATCATCTCCTCGATCGTGATCTTTGGGCGCTTCATGCCGTCCACCCATTCCCTACGTACTGGTCACACGCCGGGGCGTCGGGCGTCACGCTCTTCTTGGATAGGTCGCAGTAGTGCGAGGCCGGGCCGGTTAGCGCGGTGCACCGGAAGGCGCACTCCCGGCAGAAGCGCGGCGCGTCGTCCTCAGCGGTCGTGAAGAGGTCCGGCTCGCTCATACCCGCCCTCCAGCCGCGGCCTCGAGATTCTCCCGCACTCCCCGGAGTCCCTCGATGCTCTGCCCGAGCGCTTCCACTGTGCGCGAGGCCGGGGATGGGGTGCGGGCGTACTTCCTGGCCGCCGCGAGTATCTGTTGTATCGCCGCAGCGGAGGCCAGTCCCTCGCCGTGGAGCGTGCATACGATCCGGCGGATGGTCTCCTCGAGTTCGTGGTCGTTCATGCGGGCCTCCGGATTCTGATATAGGCGACTCTAGTCGTCGGATCGTGTGCGACTTTTACTCCCAAAAAGGTGAGTTCCTCGCGCCAGACAGGGATGTGTGGACATACGCGGGAGGCCAGTTCTATTGCTATTGCAAAACCTAGTTCTATAGGGATTGCGATCTCGACGCGCTCTCCGCTGTTTTGGCGTTTCAGTGCTTCTTCGGCCATCGGTAGGAGTAGGTTGCTCGGCAAGAATTGGCGCTCGGGTTCTGCCTTGTTCATTCTGCCCTCGCTTTCACGCCGGAGCGGTGCGGCCGGTCCGGGTTCTGCGCCCGGATCTCAAACACGCCCCGAAGGTTCGGTTCCTTCGCCATGAGAAGCCGCGCGTAGTACGCGGTGAAGTTGTTATTGAGCTTCGCCTCATTCGAGGGCCGGTCCGTCCGGGTCTCGTACTCCCAGCGGAGAACCTCGTACAGGTGCTTGATCCCGACCTTCTCGGCCGGGTGCTTCGCGTGCCAGGCTAGGGCCAGCTTGTGGAGGTTGCGGAATACATGCGGGTTCGCGCCGTGGAACACCGCGAAGGCTTCCGCGATCGTGAGCCCGCGGTAGCTCGGGGCGACGATCGGGAAGAGATCGAGCTGGGAGGAGCGAATCACGGCTGGTCCCACGGTAGCACCTTGAGGGCGCGCACTTTCGAGCCCACGCGAACACGTTCGATGGCCCCATGGCGCTCAAGCGCCGTCACGTGTTGATATGCGGCGCGGAGCGTTACCTGAAGGTGGCCTCCGATTTCCCGTATGGTCGGGCTGAACCCGTGCTCCTGGCAGAAGGCCGCGATAAAGGCTCGAGTTTCTGCTTGCCGCGCGGTCAATGGCTTACCGCGAAGTACGCTCACGTTGATATCCTCCGGCGTTGGGCGTGAAACATCCATCGACGCCCGTGCTTCCTGCATCCGCTTATGTGATCGGGCTGCCTTCTTCGAGGCGGCGACCCGGCGGAGGGCGGGCGGGGTTTCCTTCATGGCCGCGCGTCCGTCCGCGCTCCGGGCTCGCCCCGTGCGTCGAGGGCTTTATCAAGGGTCGGCTGGGATATCGCCGAGTACAGCTTCGCGTGGAGCGAGTCCAACCCGACGAGCATCCGGCCCATCTTCGCGAGCTCGCCGAGTCCCTTCCCGGCATACTCACGGCGGAGCGCTTCGATCTCATGGGGCTCGAGGGCCAGGTTCTTTATTTCGACCATGTCAGCCTCCCTTGAATACCTGGATGACCGCGCCGGGGCGCTGGCCCTTCGCGCAGTAATACTTCTCGACGACGGTCGAATAGACGAGCGCGTCGTCGTGCCACATACCGATCTGCGTAAGGCAATCCATGATTGCCTTAATGGCGTTATCGAGGTCCGGCCTTGCGGTGTGCGGAAGCGCGCCTTCCGGGTCCTTGGCGCGCATGAGCCGCTTAGGCCGGGGGAAGAAGAAGGCGACCGTGAGCCGGAGCGGGCAGTCGAGCGGGGAGGGCGGGAGGAACGGCTTTGCGGCCAGGGCGACGGCGCCCTTCCAGCCTTCGGCGGTCCCCGGATCGTAGACGGACGCGTGCCCTCCGCGTGAGAACGCGCGCGGCCGCGGCTGGCCCTTCGGCTCGCCCTGGACGTCGAACACGGCGATGCTTTCCCAATTCATACCGGGACTTCTTTCGCCATGTAGGCGGCGTGGGCTTCTTCTTGTGTTTTATATTTCCCTAGGTAAACGAGTTCGCCGTTTATCCTTTTCCTTGCGTACCACCCGCCGCCGTAGTACGAGGCACCTAAAACATGGCTCCCTAGTTGCCGGTGCCGTTCTAGATTTTGGCTGTTCTCCCTTCTTGTAACGTCGCGCAGGTTGGATATTCGGTTGTCTTGTCGGTCGCCGTTGATGTGGTCGATGTCCCCTTTGGGCCATTCGCCGTAGACCCATAGCCACGCAAGCCGATGGGCGTGATACAGGACATCGTCAACACGAATGACTAGGTGTCCCGTGCTCTTGCGCGTCCCTGCTTTTCTTTCTTCTTTCCAGCCGCCCTTTCTGATTTGGGGGTACCAGGTGAAGATCCCGGTACTAGGGTCATAGGCTAGAACTTCTCGCAGTCTTTCTGCCGTAAGGAGCCGATTCATGCGTCTACCGCCTTATCGAAAAGCTCTTCGACCTCCGGCGCTGGCCGGAAACTCCCCGCCTGCCGCGCCATGGAGGGCGGCGGGATTGCCGAGAGCTGGGGATGATCGACGCGCTGGTAGTCCTTCCACTTCAAGAGCGCGTAGTAATCCGACCCCGCGGCCTCGTAGAAAACCGTATGCGTATACTCGACGACTTCGGCCTTGTAGCCTTCAATCGCCGTGATCCGCTCGCCGCCCTCGCTGGGGAAGATGCGCGCGGCCAGGGACTTCGTGCCGGCGCTTCCCCGGCCCTCGTCGTCCGCGTTGGATATGAGGCCGAGGAAGAAAAGCCGGGCGCCGTCCGAGAGCTGCATAAAGCCCCCGTCTGACCAGATACCCGGATCAATGGTTCTCTTCCGCGCCCCCATCTGTCCCCTCCCCCAAAAGCGGCTGACGTATCCGCGCGATCATCTCGGCGAGGTCCCGGCACTCCGGGAGCGCCGCGCACTCTGGCCCGAGCCCCGCCGCTCGGCTGCCCTCGTCGCGAAGCGGGCGCCCGCAATGGACGCACCAGTCGAAGCCGCTCCGCTTCATCGTTTCCCTCCGTATGGAAGCGGGCCGAGTCGAACGGCCTATTACGATTCCGAACGCGGCGTCCCGCGCGATCGGCTCCCGCAACGCCCCCGAAGAACCGCGGCCGCCGCGCCCAACGTATGGCAACGGCCGCGGCGAATAACTGCTATCGCAGGTTTATGTGTTCCCCGAGCCCTTCGGGGTGCTGATGCGGGCCCTTACCGCATGCGCTCCGACGCTCCGGGTAATAGTTCTCTGACGCGCCGCTGCGATTGCCGGCACGCTCTTTCTCTGGTCGTAGTGGAGCAGGCGCCGAGACGATGAGCTCGATGTCCTCGGCGTCCCCGCCCACGTAGTAGTCGCCGCTAGTCGTGCTCGTCGTGACCGGCGACGAATACAGATCGAAGGAACCGTAGACCATGCCCTACGCCCCCGCCGTCGCAGCGGCCTTCTTGCGGCCCCGCACGGCGGCCTTTGCCTTGTCGAAGAAGCCGAGTTGCGGCCGGGACTCCGGCTCCGCCTTCGCGGGGAGCACCGGTTGCTCGCGGTCGCCCTCGATGTACTTGACGATGAGCTTCTCCGTCGTCTCGAGTTGGTCGAGGATGGGATTCTTCGTGGACTCGGGATCGCGCTCCGTGGACGACGGGAGGCACTCCTCCGCGCGCTCAAAGAACAGCGGCCCGATCGGGATCGAGTTCTCTTCGTCGACCGAATGGAGGTAGAACTTCGCGCTCTTGCCGTCCTTATTCTCCGTGAAGGCGATCTTGTAGACCTTCATCTTGTGGGCGGCGAGCTTGTAGTGCTCGACGATGCGAAGCGATAACGTCGCCATGGCATCGCGGAGCATGGGGCGCGGTTGCTCGTCGGTCTTGATGGTGGTCTCTTCCTCGGCCTTGGTCGTTTCGTTGAAGTTGGTGAAATTCGCGACGACGACGTGCTTGCCGCTGTCGAGTTTGAACGTCTTCACCTTCATTCGGCGGCCTCGACAATGGGCTCGATGTCCGCCGGGACGGGCTTCGCCTTCACGGTCTCGATCGCCTCAGCGACCCACCACGTCATCGTGGTCCCCTGAGCCTGACGTGCCGCGCAGGCTTCGGCTTCGTCCTTCTTTCGGAAAACGGAGGAATAGAAGCGAGCCTCTCTCTCCTCACCGATACGATCCCGTTCGATGTACCCGATCACATAGAACTTCTTCACCTGCGTTCCTCCTTTTAGGCGGGGGAGCCGCAACATCCTCCCGCCCGTGCACGTCCGCCCGTGCTGTCTCTCCAGCTCGTCCGGGGACCCGTCCTTATCGCCAGCTCCGGGCAGGGGCCGGCGGGAATTACCGCGTCAATAGTGGGGCGTTGAGTTCTCCCTTTTTATGCACGTCGATGTTCCTCGCCTGGGCCAGCACCGGGGCAGTCAGCGTCGCGTTCTCGCGCACGTCGATGTCGGCAGCCTGGGCCAGCACCGGGGCAGTCAGCGTCGCGTTCTCGAGCACGTCGATGTCGGCAGCCTG